ACTTGGGTTGTGCATACACCAAAGGTTGCTTATAAGGTCCCGTCTGTTGTTATTTTAAAAAAATATATATCATATGAAAAAACAATTCCTTTTACTAGGAAAAATGTTTTTATAAGAGACAACTATACCTGTCAGTATTGTGGTACTAAACCAAATAATGATACACTCACATTAGATCATATTATTCCTAGAAGTAAAGGCGGAGCATCGGTATGGGAAAATGTTGTTACATGTTGTAGACCCTGTAACCAAATTAAGTGTGATAAAGAAATACCTATTAAACATAATTCCTTTATGCCTTCTTATTGGGATATAGTTAAACTACTTAAAAAGCGACCAATTAGTATACATCATCATTGGTTACCTTACATTGATTGGCCAGACGATTTAATTACAGTAACAAAGCGAGCAGCTTAATAATTTTATTATATATGTAGTTAATAAACCTATAAATACATACATTATGCGATATAAATTTGTTGGGTATAGTACAATAGGCAATTTATCTTTGCCAAAAATAATGCACGATAGGGATCTTGCTCAACAAGATCTACTAAATGAAATCTATACTCGAAAGGGTGAAAGAGTAATGGCTCCTACTTTTGGATGCATTGCATGGGATATGTTATTCGATGCATTAACCGACTTTTCACAAGAAGAATTACAAGCTGATTTATCTCGTATAGTAGCAAAAGATCCTAGGTGGAGCGACGAAGGTATTAAAGTAAGAGATATGCAAGAACAAGGACTTGAAGCAGAAATATCTTTAACATATGTACCTACAACAGAGCCAGTAACATTAAATATAAAATTTAATGAAAATGCTACTGTTGAATTTTAATAAGGTGAAATAACTAATGGCACAAAACGTAAGACAAGATAACCTTTTTGCAGCCGAAGATTATCAAGTAATTTATGAAAGTTTTGCTAATTCAAATTTTCAAGCATATGATTACGAAACTATTAGAGCTGCATTAATAGATTATATTGAAACTAATTATCCTGAAGATTTCAATGATTGGATTAGTTCAAGTGAATTTATTTCATTAATAGACTTAATGGCATTTTTAGGACACAATTTAGCATTTAGAATTGATCTTAATTCTAGAGAAAACTTCCTATCAACAGCAGAAAGAAAAGAAAGTGTTTTACGTTTAGCAGACTTTTTAGGTTATAATCCTAAAAGAAATATAAACTTACATGGATTACTTAAAGTAGTTGGTGTATCTACGTCAGAAATAGTAACAGATGCAAATAATAAAAATTTACAAAATACAACTGTCAGATGGGACAGTATTACAGATCCCGATGTATATGAACAATTCATAACTATTATGAATAGTGCATTGGATAATAGTTATCAATTTGGTACACCTAGCAATGAAGGCACAGTAGATAGTATAAAAACACAGCGATATGCTATCAATACACCAACCCCGAATGATATTATTTACGGGATGTCTGCTGTGATTAGTAATATAGCAACAAAATTAGAAATTGTTAGTTCTACTTTTGAAGATAAAAAAGTAGTCGAAGAAGAAATACCCGATCCTGACAGTAGGTTTGGTATACTATATCGAAATGATAATTTAGGTATAGACTCTATTAACACAGGATTTTTTGTAATGTTTAAAGAAGGAACATTATCCTTTTCAGATTTTCAAATTGCAACACCTATAGAAAATCAAATATTAGACATCGCTACAAATAATATTAATGAAAGTGATGTATGGGTACAAAATATATCAGAAGCAGGCACCATAACAAAAGAATGGACCAAGGTTGATAACCTAGTAGGTAACAATATTATTTTTAATTCGTTACAAAAAAGTATTAGAAAAATATTTAGAGTTGTGTCGCGTGATAATGATCAAATTTCTATTAAATTTGCAGATGGTAGATTTGGTGACGTTCCAACAGATATTATTAGAGTATGGCACAGAGTAAGTACAGGACAAAATATAATTGCTCGTCCTGTAGATTTAACAGAAAAAACAGTAGCAATTCCGTATGTTACTAAAGCTGGCGAAAGTGAAACACTAACATTGACATTAAGTTTACAATCTACAGTTAGTAATGGTAGTGCCAGTCAAAGCATAGCAGACATTCAATTAGCCGCACCGTTAGTATATGCAACACAAGATAGGATGATCACGGCGCAAGATTATTCTGTTTATCCATATTCAAATGCAGCTAATGTTAAAAAGATTAGAGCAATTAACAGAACACACAGTGGGCACAGTCGCTATAGCGATATCAATGATCCGACAGGAACATTTAAAGATTTAGATATATTCAGCGACGATGGTTTTATATATAAAGAAGATAAAGAAAATCGTTCTACTATAGCATTGCCTTCGCTTAAAACTACAAGGGAAATTGCAGAAAAAGATATTGCAAATCAAATTAGAGATGAAGAATTAATTAATTTGTATTATGATAAGTTTCCTATTATAACTGCAACAACAGCAAATATTACTTGGAATCAAGCAGGCACTGGCGGTAATTTAAGTACTGGCTTTTTTACTTTAAGTAGTGTAGTACAAAAAGTGGGCGATACAAGTACAATAGATACTAAACATTTTAGGAAAGGATCATTAATAGAATTTAAAGCACCTACCGATCATTGGTTTTCACAAGACGGCACTACATTAATTAGTAGTGTTGCGAGGCCAGTGGGTGGTCATGCAACTATTTGGGCAACAATTTCAACTGTAGATGGTAGTGGTTTGGGTGTTATTGATTCATCAGGAAACTATACCGGTCTTACAGTGCAAGGCAATGGTACAATTGGATTAAACAGAATAATACCTGCAGGTACAATAGGTAATCTTGTAACTGTTAACAGATATATTCCACGTTATAATTCTACTTTTATAGCAACAGAACTAACAGCAATTATTGCTCAATTGGATTTAAAAACTAACTTTGGAATAAGATATGATTACCTATTAGGAACATGGCATGTAGTTCTTGCTACTAATTTAGGCACCGGTTCTTTTAGTTTAACAAAAGCAGGTGATGCTACAAATGCTAATTTAGATAATAGTTGGTTAATAAAAATAGAATATACTACAAATCAATATACTATTGTTACTAGAATTATGCGGTATGTATTTGGTAGTAAATTAGATGTTAGATTTTTTAATACTCGTTATCTAGAATTACTAGATAGTCAAACTTTAAAAAAGAAACGTGATGATATACTTGTTTTAGGTATTAATACTCAGCCAGCATCTGTAGACGCAATGAATGAAGATTTTAATTTTAAAATTACTAAAAACTTTGTATTTGCAGATGGTTACGTAGATCCTACTAAAGTAATGATTACAATAGCAGATCCAGAAAATGATCTTGTACCAAATGATCCAGAAGCATTTTTGAATCTAGTAGGAACAACAACATTAGATTTAACAACAACAATATTCGATAAAAATGAATATACAATACCTGCTGAAACAGGAGATGTAATAACGGCTACATATGCTGGACGAAAAAATTTAAAATTCCATTGGAAACATATTGCATTAACAAATATTAGAATTGATCCAAGTGTTACAAATATAATTGAAACGTATATATTAACTAATAATTATGATATTGAATATAGGAAATGGTTAGAAACAGATGGAAAGGAAATAACGCGGCCTCTTCCTGCTAATCCAGCACAATTAAAAATAGACTATGCCGCATTGGAAGGAAATAAAGCATCTAGCGATCATATTTTATATTTTCCAGGAAAGTATAAGGTTTTATTCGGCGCAAGTGCAGTACATGGTTTAAGAGCAAAATTTAAAGTTGTTAAGGCAACAGGTACATCCTTAACAGATAATGAAATTAGAGCTAAAGTAATTGAAAAAATTAATGAATACTTTGCATTAGAAAATTGGGATTTTGGCGAGATATTTTATTTTACAGAAATGAGTACATATATTCATAAAGAATTAACAGGACATATTGCGTCTATAGTTATAGTACCGCAAGATGCTCCGTCTTTGTTTGGTAATTTATTTCAAGTTACACCTGAACCCGATGAACTTTTTATAAGTTCTGCAAAGGTAGCTGATGTACAAATTATCGATCAAATTACAGCAACTAATTTAAGAATAGGTATTAGTACGACATGACAAAAGATTTTAAATCAACAGCAAAAGCTATAGATAAAAATTTAACTATTCCAGGTAGAACTGGTCACGATCTTGGTTATAGAAAAACCGTCGAACATTTACCTGACTATTTAAAATCTAATGTTAATAAAAAATTCCTAGACGGTACATTAGATCAATTAATCAGTAATGGTAGCGCAGTACGAGTCAACGCTCATTATGGTAGTAAAAAAGGATTGGTTAACAACGGTGTTGATATATATCATGATGCTAATTCCACACTTAAAAATCAATACCAATTTGAACCTGCTATCACTAGTGACTATAAAGGAGTAGATGAACCAGACTTACATATAACATATGATGATATAGTTAATAAATTAAAAATTGATTTAGAATTAAGTGATACAGATACATTCGATCATAATAAAGTTTTTAATACTGATAATTTTGTATGGCGACCACCTATTGATGAAAATAAATTTGTTAACTATAATTTATTTTATTGGTTAGAAGCAGGACTTCCTACTATTGAAATAGACGGTAGTTTTAATCCTGCCACAACAATTGTAGGTAAAGAATTTTACACTTATACAAGTGGAACTAAAAAAATTGCTCTACAAAATGGCATGAAAATTAAATTTGGTTCTACTATTACAGCTGCCTATCCCGAACATACGGGTAAATTTTACATCGTTGAAGGTGTTACAGATAGTATATTTTTAATAGATTTATCAATTACCCCATGGATAGGTACGTATACATTTGATGCTTCTATAGATACAACAGAACAAGCATATTGGGATTTAATTGATTTTAATGCTAATGAAAATGTTCTTAATATTAAAGAATATTTGGTAATGCAACGTGGAGCAAGAGATAAAAATATTTGGTCACGCATAAATCAATGGTACCATATTGATACCATTAATGATATACTTGAATTTCTAGGTAAAACTGTTGCAGTAAGTTCAATGGAAAAACGCAAAGCAAGACGGCCAATTATTGAATTTGAACGTAACATACAATTATACGAGCATGGGGATTTTAGTAGAGCACCTATTACATATACAACAAGTACAATTAATGATCCGAGAAATTTCATAGGTACGACTAGTGTTATTATTGACGGTATTACTTTTGCAAATGATGAAACAATTTTATTTACGAATGTAACAGAAGGAAGTGCTATTCCTACGCATGATAATCGTATTTTTAAAATAGGCGGAGTAGGTACAAGTGTCACACTAACAGAAATAACAGATTCACGCGATGGTACAGGTACACCAAGTCTTGGGGAAACAGTTATAATACAAGGACGAGATTTAACTCAAATTGCTCTGACTAATCAAGGTCGTGAATATTATTTTGATGGTACTACATGGACAGTAGCTCAACAAAAAACAAAAACTAATCAAGCACCTTTATTTGAATTATATTCAGATACAAATTCTAAATTAAGTAATACTTCTTTATTTACTTCTACAACTT